GTTGCTCTTCAGCAATACGAGCTTGAGCTTGTCTTTGTCTGCTCATCTCTTCAGCTTGAACCTGATTATGCTGTTGCAATCTGTTTTGTACTAGACTATCTACGTGAGCGTTTAATACTTTAGATGAATCTGAATTTGGATCACCAAGTTCATTAGCGTCAAATTCATAATCTTCTGCTAGACCTAATTGGTCTTGTATTGAAGCGCTTCCACCTCCATTTGTTAAATATCCTCTAACATGGTCCACAAGCCCGCCATCTTGTTTCATAGCTTGTATGATGGCTGCATAAGGCTTTAGTTCTTGCATTTCACTATGCATACGCTTAGCTTCTCTGCTTGAATCCTGATACCTCTTCTTCCAATCTGTTCTTTGAGGGCCTTTCGCTGTGTTATTAGCTGGTTTAAGGGTTTTCTCTTGTTTAATTGGTTGATTATTGTTTGATTCTTCAGATACTATAGAATTTACATCTTTTTCCATAGCGTCAAAAAAATCTTGAGTAGAGTCTTCACTATAATGTGATGAGTTACTACTTTCTTCGTTATTCATTTACTCTCCTGTATTTTTTTTGATGGAAATTTAACAAACATCTTTATTCATTTCCAACACTTTTTATTTGTTTACTTTCTAAGACTGCATTTGCTTTAGTTGCCTGAGCTTCTAAATTAGCTTGGTCTTGAGATCTTTGTGAAGCTAATTGTACATTACTTACAAACTCTTGAGCTCTAAGTTTAGCTTTTTCCTCTTCTGCCTTAATTGCATTTTTTAACATTTGCTGTTGAGTTTGAGCTGTACCTTTCATTTTATTAGCTTCTACTGTTATAGCTGCTTTTTCTTGTTCTTTCTTTTTAACTATCTCCATTTCAGCATCTTGTACCTTACCTTTGATACCTGCTTGAACAAGTTGTCTTTCTAAGGTTTCAATTGCACCTTCTTTATCTTTAAGGGCTGATTCCATAGATTCTAATTGACTCTTCATTTGAGCGTACATAGATTTCCTTTTTACGATATTTTCTTTATTTCTTATATCGGTTTCAGCCAGAACAGCTATATCATCAACTACGCCTAATTGCATTAGTTGTTTTAATTCTTCTAAATATGCCCATCTATTAACAGGTAAAGTAGATCCAGCAACTATACGTATATCAAACTTAGCTGTAGCATAATCATTAAATTTACCTATAACCTCTCCATAATCATTATAAATAGGAACATTCATATTTACTTCTTTTGATTCTGTAATATTATTTGGTTGTATTACTCTAAATACTTTTTCAGCAGTATATAAAGATTGAGAGTATTGCATTATAACTGTACCTAATTGTTTTAATGCTGGTTCTATAGAATTGCTAAGCCATTGCTTTACTCTTCTTGTACCATACTCATCCATAGCAAGCATACCTCTATAAGTATCTGCTTGTCTATTAGTATCTCCCATCATAGAACTATATATACCTGCTAAATACTCCATATCACCTTTACCCTCTTGCACTATACTAAAAAATGCATTTGACAAAGGAGCGGGTTGTATTGGTGTTGGAGTTGCAGCACCTGGACGTATTGGAAGTAAAGCTCCAGGACTACTAGAGTATTTTTCCCAATAATCTGTATCTATTCCACCCTCTTCATATAAATATCTTAAACTACTTCCAAGAGAAGCATTATGAACCATAATCTGATGAGCTTTATTTAATTCTCTTTGCTTTCCTACTAAAGGAGAAACAGCTGAAATAGGAAATGGAGTACCTGTCCATTTAAAATGGAATGGTATAATAGGATATTCAGTTATATTAGCAGGAAGATATTTTGAATAAAGAGTTTTATCTCCCACTACTTTTGTAAATTTAATTCTAGGCTGATAAAAAGAAATAGCCTCTACAAGATGTTGACTAAAGTCTTCATCTTTTATCATTAGCTTATATTCTTTTTCAGTTACTATACTATTTTCTACAATAGAACTTTGCTCAACTATTCTACTCATCATAGATTGTTGAGAAGCCATAAGTTGTTGTTGCATCATTTCTTGAGCTTTTTTCATTTCAAGTTCAAATCTTTGAGGCAGCATCTTTCCTTCTTGAACAGCCATTTGCATTTGTTGTTGCTGTTCTAATAACTCAACTTCCATTTCTTGTTGAATTTTTTCCATTTCTATTGCTACTTGTTCTTTAGCTTTAGCAATTTGTTCTTCGTCTGGAGGTATTCTAAAAAAGATATTATAATATAATAGTTTTTCTTTTTCAAACATTTCATAACATTCAATTAGTTCGTCATGTTCTCCAGTAGATGGGTCTATAGATTCTGTCTGATCAATATCTTTGTATCCAAAATCTTTTTTACCTACATCATATGCTTTTTCTGACATATCATACATATTATTATTATCAGCATTAGCATTTTTAATTTGAGTTTTATAATCAGGATATAACGACATTAAATGATTTTTAGGAAGTATTTTTCTAGTCATTATATAAGAAGCATCTTGAAATAACATATCTCTAGACTTTGGATCTACAAATATATCAAATGGTTCTGGTTGTTTTATAACAACTTCACCCATTCCATGATCTTGGTCATGATCAATGCCTACCATCAAATACCCTAATGATTTAGTAATTGAATCATTAATAGCATTTGAATATAATGTTCCAGCATCAGAATTGTACCAAATATAATCTGAAAGATCAGAAAACAGTGCAGCTACATCTGTATCACTACCTTCTGCAGCAACAGCTTGCCATCTAGGACCATTAGCTGTAGCATAAAAATTTAACATTTCAACTACAGGAGTAATCCTATTAATTGTAAATGTAGGCATTCCTTGTTCTTCTAACAGTATTCTTTCTTCTTCTGTTAACTGGTTATCATTTGAAAAATCAAACCCTTTTTGATTTATATATTCCCATTGTGCTCTTGTATGAGTGTTTATCGAATTAAATATCGTCTGCACTCTTTGAGCAGTTTTATCTTGTCGTTTAGCCATAATTACCTATATTAAGTTGTTACGCAAATATACTCACAATCACATGCAGCAGTATCAGCTCTTAGATATATCTCTTCTGCTCCAATTAAGGTACCAGCAAAATCTACAGCTGAATCATCATTTGCATAAAAATCATCAGTAGTAAAAAAGAAACTAGAACCCGGTTCTACTTTTATAGCAGCTTCATGTCCTGCTCCTGAATCATACATTATTACTGAAATAAAATTAGTATCATCAAGATTCGTTACTCTGAAATATTTTAAATTAGCAGCTACTACAGCACCTAAGGCATCTGCAGCACCTAAATTTACAATATTTACATTAGAATCATGAGCTACTGACATTATTCTTTGATCTACCTGTCCACATGATGTTTTTCTAAAAGTATTAGAACCACCATAAGACACGCCATTTAGTGTAATCGATTCACTTACTTTTACTGTGAGTGTGGCTGGCGTTACTTTTGTTGCCATTTATTCTCCTTTGTCTTCATTGTCTTTGTTGTTATTATAATATCTATTATGCTGTTACCCAGCTTCTAGCTTGAGGTTTATGCTTATACATTCTACCTTTTTGATCTGTTTTAACAGATTGTAAAGGATATGCATATTTACAAGCATAAGCCAAAGCATCTATAGTATCATCATGGCCCATTCTAGGACCAAATGTATAAATCTCTCTTTGTAAATCATACATATCTTTCTTTACAAAAACCCCACCTATTGAAAACCTTTGTGCTAATATCTCTTGTATTCTATCTCTTTTACTCATTCTATTTCCTGGTTTCTCAGCACAAAACTTAACTGTAAAATCATTTCTTCTTCTCATCTCCGCTGTCAAAGCTTGAAATACTGGTTTAGACATCGTAGTATCTTCTATAGTAAACAAGCTAGGTCTAAATCTTTTATTGTAATCAAAAATATAATCTACAATACCTTTTTTATTCTGTCCTGGAATACCCAAAACAGGTAAACTACGTTTTCGTAAATACTCCAAAACATAGATATTATTATCAGCGCATACACCACAAATAATGATAACACTAAAATCGCTATCCCTACGGGTACTATCAGTAGCAGGGTCAACCCCAGCAAAAATGTTGACTGGCTTAACATCTCCATTATCAAGGATAACGTACGATATGCCGCT